CCTAGACGTAGCCTAGCTGTGACACAATCTTAACCCGCGACTATTGACCGATCCCCTCGTTCACAGGCATAATCTCTTTACTCTCTCCCTTTGGATATTGCTTTGGGACACGTTGCCTGTCAGTACGTGCAATCCACTCCTTGACCTCACATCCGATGATATACGGCCTGCCGGTGATGTCCCTGTGAAATAACTCTTCCATCCCGTGGTTCCTGCGCCATCTGAGTATCTTGTTCCATGCGGTCTTGGTCGTCGGGCTCAAGTCGAGTGGCTTGCGAAGAAACTCAATGATGTCTTTCCGTCCCACTATGAAGTCATCCATTATTTGCATTCCTCCACTCTGTTTTCCCTGATCATGGGCTCTCTTCCTTCGTTACAACAACCGGTATGAGTTCATCGTCTACCAATTTATACACGGCCCATCTTGTGGCTATATACAATTCATCACGAAACACCGTAATTCCAACAACGGGTTCGTTTACTCTGCACACGACTTTTATTAATGCTTCACCCATCTCTTCCTCCACCACTCCCTGACCACGCTCACGATCACCCACAGCCCTCCAACCCCCAGGCACACAAGCCCTGCCTGAAAGCACGCCCTCATCATGGCAAAATCATCGTCGGTCATCATCTCCCCCACCATGTACACCCCGTATTGACCGGCATCATCCACGCTATTACGGCAAGGCAGCCGATGACCATGCCTATCCAGAATAAGATTAAGGTCCGGTCACTCATGCTGACAGCTCCTTGTGCAGGATATACGCGGCCTGCTGGTTCACGTCCCGGAATGAGGCCTTGGCCTGTGTGGTCAGCCTGTCGAATAGACCAGAGTCAACGACAACCACAACCGTTCTTTGTTCTGAGGCCTCAGTCAATTCCTGCGCCATCCTCTCAGCCAACACTTCCGGTTTCACCCTGACTCGGACATCCGTCATCTCAATATTTCCCCCCTTGTGGTTCTTAAGTCCACCCGTGTACGGATGCCCGTTGACTTCCTTGTAATGCCGGTAACAGTAACCGCCTGCCAATATCTGTTTGTCACAGCCATCAAACCTGCATTTGCCTTTTTTTCCCACATTTTCCTCCTTCTTGACGATTTCAAGCACTTCTTTTCTGATAACTTTCGCCGGGTTCTCCCGTTCCTCGAACTTTTCCCGGCCGCATTTCAGACACCGCCGGCGGATAGTCCAGCCGTGCCTGCTGACCCACTCCCTCGTCGTGGCGATCATACCGGAGCCGCAATGGAGGCAGATTAGCACCTACTTGACCTCCATCCCGTCCGCATGAGCCACACAAGCCGCCAGCGCCGCCCACATGTGCGCCGATATGCCGTAGAGTTTCCCCGGTGCCTTCTTTGTCCCTACCGGCCCGAAGCGGTCAATCAGTGCATCCCTCACGCCCTTATCCCCGGCATTGCCGTTGTCACATATGGCCTTGACAATATCCTTGCGCGGGGTCATGTAGACTTCCATGCCTAGCCTTGCTGCGGCTTCGGCGAACCGGCCCGACCACCAGATAGAGTCGAAGGTGTCGTTTCCTACCCGTAACCCGTAGCCGCGAAGCTGTTCGATAATCACCCGTTCTGCACTGTCCTTGTGATTTTCCATCAGTTGAGCAATACAGATATTCGGGGCTATTTCTTTGTCGAGTACAGCTTCATTGGCTGTATCGTAAACGACGAAGCCTGAATTTACCGCGCCGGGATCGATGCCGATGATAATCACAGTATCCCCTCCTGCCTCTTAACCCTCAGCCCCTTATCCCGTCCATATCGCCGAACGTGCGCTTTCCCTTTGAGTATCAATCTGATCGCTTCTAATGCCGCCGATTCTACCTGCCCGCCGATGGTGAGGACCGTGGTGTCCGTCTCGGGGCAATCCTGCCAGTTGCGGGTGACGTGGATCTCGCCGGGGGGAACGGTAATAGGGTCCGGTTTCCGTTTGAAAAGGTTGAAAAGGGTCATATATGGGCCTCCTCGTGCTTTTTCTCTCGATACATAAAGCAAATCTTTGTCCCCGTCCCCGGCCGCTTCGGGCAGTTGTCCATGAGTTTTCCGGGGTTCCAGTGGATGCAGGTGAGACAGGTCAAATTATCCCTACTGCACGCATCTGTTCTTTCCTGAGCCAATTGCAGATTGTCTTTTTCCAATCTTTCTTCCTCGTGATCGCCTTGCCTTCCTTCTTGTCGAGCCATTGAATCATGTCCGCTGTCAGCACCTTCACGACATTCACGCCGGGATACAATTTTTCCCACAATTTGACCTGTTCGACAGTGATACCGTTCCAGCGCATGTGTTCCCAATCAAAGCTAATCTTCGTGGACGAACTCGCCATCGTTCCCCCCTCTAAAATAGTCGTATTCCTTTTTGTCTTCCGGTGAACGCCAATTCCCTTTCGGAAAGAACTTCCAGCCGTCAATCAGGTTGTATTCCCGCCATAGGCCGCGCGGGTTCTTCACCTCATCCCCGAAAAGCGTGCCGATGTTCTGCTGGTTATACGATTTGATGTCCTCGATATGGACGCTGTTGGTCTTGCCCTGACGCTTGAGCGCGACGATGACGGAAGGCTTGTTGCGGATCTCTGCCCCGCCCGTTCCGTAATCCCTGCCAGGAACACGCTGAAGTATGATAACCGCGATACCCGTGGTCAACCTTTCCTGTATCTTGGCGATGTAGTCCGGTATGAGGTACTTCTTCTCGTGTTCCTCGATATAGTCGATGATGTTCAACCCTTCGGGGTTGACAATATCCCACCAATCGCGGTGACGGGTGATAAATTCGATACGTTCGGAGAATTTCTTGAGCGGGTATGTCTCTTGCGGCCTGAGCATGAGCCGGATAGTGAGCATTTGTTTGTTAAGCTCCCCGTTCTGCATGTAGCGCACCTTGCCGGGAAAGAGGTTCCGGTTAAGCCATGCCGTCTCGATGCCAAAGGCCGACTTGCCCGTTGATTTTTCACCTTCGGCAAGGATGGTCATTCCGTTATAGACGTTGCAGAGCTGGTCGATGCGTAGGGGCAACTCTATGTCCAGCGGGTCTGGTACGGTGCCGTCAAGGTCGATGACTTCGTAAGATTTATTAGGCTTGCGGTATATGCCTGACTTGGCACCCGCCTTTTCAAGGTCTCCGTTCTTGCACATCAAACAGAGTGACTTGCGGATGACACCCTTTTCCTTCGTGTCGCTCACCCCGACTGCGGAATAACATTCGTTGAGGGTAAACGTCCCGTCCACGGTGTTGACGTATTCTTTCAGGTCTTGGGTGACGTTGCGGGATTTGTCGCGCTCGCCTGCGAGTATTTTCAGTATTGAGGTATATATATCTTTATATCTTTTATCTTTTAATAGGGGGGTGTGGGGGGATAATTCCTCTACAAGAGAAACAAGGGAGTCATCAGAAGCACCTTGAAAAGCGTAACCCTTAACGATTTTAAGTAGTTCTACAGGTTGAAGTTCCATGACCCCCCTGAAAAGTTGTTACTTTTTGGCCTGAATTTGTTACTTTTCATTCCATTTTTGTTACCAAACCGGGAAAAGCTGTTACTTTTCATTACCGTTGTTACTTTTGTTACCGTTGTTACTTTTGTTACCATCACTGCAACCTCTTAACCGCTTCAACAAACGAACACCCTTCCAGTTCCATCAGCAGAGCTATCGTGTCCCCATGCCACCCACAGTGACATATGCCTCGGTTATCCTTGATGCTGAAAGAGGTAGGATTTTTGCCACCGTGAACTGGACAGCGCGTCCGGTGGAGTTTTACCTGATACCCGTACTGCTCAAGCAATTCCTCCATCGGGTATTCCTTCGCCCTCTGAATCATCTCGTCGGTAATCCCGTTCTCCGGTTCCTTTCTCACAGGCGACTCCTTATCAAGCAATCTCTCATATGACCTTAGTTTCGCTTTCTCTTCGTCCAGGCGCGTTTTTATCAAGACTACGGCTACTAGGTTGTTTTCCTCGATAGCGTTATCCAGAGCATCGTTTAAGACGAACAGGCGGGCAATCATCTCGTCTATCTTGCCCATGATGATTGAGAGCTTGTGGCGGGTGACGAGGGAAACGAAAATAGGGGTAAGCATGGATGACGGGGCGGGGTATCCGTTCTCTTCCGCGTGTTGCTTTACCTTCTCGCGGGTCTGGTGCATCATGTCGTAATAGTCGTTTACCATCTTTCCCCCCGCCACTTCACAATCCCCTCCACCGCCAGGTACAGGAATATCGCGTTCTGTAACGCCTCTATGTGTAGGCCGTGTGTCCAGTTGATGACCGCCCAAGCGAAGTTCGACACCAGCCAGCAGACGTAGCAGGACCGGCGTTTGCGGTTACTCAGCATGACACCGGCGACGGCTAGGGCAAGGAAAATTAGGTGATGGAGAGTCATATAAATAAATCCCCTTGTTCTATTTCTGCTTGTAGCGCAACCTCAATATTTTTCACAGCCTGTCGGTAATATGACGGTTTAAGCTCCACACCCATACCAAGCCGATTCATTTTAACGGCCTGAAAAACTTCACTTCCCACACCCATAAACGGTGTCAAAACAATCTCTTTAGGGTTAGACCATAAAGTAATACATCGCTCTATCACATCCAACTGTAAAGGATGTATATGTTTTTCGTCCTCTTCGTCCTTCGATTCCTTGTAGGGCAAGACATTTCCTATCCGTATATCGTCCCAAAATGCAGACGCATATTGCCGCCATATCCAGTGAGAATATCTGTTCTCAATTTGATTTCCCGTCCACCCCTTATATTTCTGCAACTCGTGAGGCATTACCCTCTCCCCGGCATAATTGAGAAGACCGACAGGGTGAGCTATGGGCGTGGGGTTTGTACCTTTCTTCCGAAACACTAGTAAATAGTCTGCAGACGCGACGCTACACAAGGAAGAATCTTCGACGATGGTCTTGTGAGCAAGGTTCTTCGCCATTGTGCGGTTACGTACTCCGAGGGGTTCTTTCCAAATGTGATACCGGGCAATATAATTAAAACCGATAGACTCGTGTAGCCTGATTATGTCGCCGGGAAAGTCGATTAGATGATCGCGGCCGCTATTACCGGAAGGTACATCCATACAATGTACGGCGGTCATCCTGCCGGGTAATGTCAGTCGGTAAAGTTCTTGCACTACGAAGCGGTAATGTTCAAAAAACTCGTTGTAGTCCTTGCAGTTTGACAGGTCTCTTTCCGACGATGAGTAGTGATAAAGGCCACCAAACGGCGGGGAATAAATTGACAGGTGACAAAACTCGTCTTTAAGATCCTGCATCACCTCGATACAATCACCCTGGTATATTGCATATCTGTCTGTAATTTGCTGGTCTGCTACAGCCATATCGGGACCTCCACCTTTTTTTCAAATGTATGCTTCTCTAATTTAAGCGCGTCGTTCATGTATACCGTTAATTCCTGAAACATCTTCTCCGCGGCCCGAGCCTTCCGTTGCATGTTGTTGAGTACGGTTTTCATGCCCGTTGTCGTCACAATATCCACGGTAACGGGTTTCGTCTGTCCAAACCTCCAACAACGCCTGATGCCCTGATAGTACTGTTCAAAACTGTGTGAGGGGAAATAGGTCATATGTGAGCAATGCTGCCAGTTAAGGCCAAACCCCGCGATCTTACTCTTTGTTATTAATACCCGAACTTCGCCTTTTGTGAACGCCCGTAGTCGCGCTTCTTTTTCCTCGTCGCTATGTTTCCCGGCAACCTGCTTGCTCCCCGGTATCAGCTTTTCCAGTAAATCGCCTTCCTCATTAAACTGACACCACACAAGGGAGCACCCATTATGGTTAACGATGTCGGCTACTTGTTCACATCGTTCAACCACGGTAGCCTTTAATTCCTGTCTCTGTTCGTATAACCCCCGTACCTCCTGTGCAAAAAGCATGCCCGGTAATGCCGTCGTGCTTTTAACTTCGGTCTGTCTTTCGATCAGGTCGGGGAGGATAAAGTCGCCGTCATCATATCCCAAATCAGACGGCTTTCTGATCGCCCTTGACCACGAAGAAACCCAGCGCCAGAAAGTAGACTCGGCATGTTTCTTGAACCGCCACTTGGCCGCTTCTCCATGAAACCTATTCGTTGCCACGGTATGCTGATCGTTTTTAAAAAACCTTGTCAGCATATCCATGAAGCCCAATTCTCCCAGTGCTTCGCTCGATGTTCCTAACTCAATATAATCGTTTGGCGATGGTGTGGCAGTACAAAGCAATCGGTAAGGTAATTTCCGGGCAAAGTCTGTCACAATCTTGCGGGTAGCTCCATCATAATTTTTTAGGATGCCGCTCTCGTCACACACGATACCGATGAACCGCGACGAATCAAAGTGGTGGAGTTGTTCATAGTTCGTTATCGTGATGCCGGGGAACACCGAGCCATCCCGAGATTGCTTGGCCTCAATCCCAAACTTGCCCGCCTCTTCGGCCGTCTGGTAAGCTACGGCAAGCGGGGTCACTATCAGGACGTTTTTGTTAGTGTGCCGGACCACGTTATCGGCCCACACTAACTGCATCGGGGTATTGTGTGTCACGATAAAATGTTCAGTAACGTAACTATTGTCCGGACTATTGACTGACAAGCAAATAGTTTTGGCGGTTCCAGATTTTTCAATGCGGTCTATCCACCGGCCGTTGCCCCTTGGTGTAGCATTCCACCTTTCGGCCTTGCGGGCAAGATTGAATGGGTTGAATGTTTTCAGCGAAAAGGTGATTACATGGCAGTCCGCCCCTACTCGGCGAGTGCCATTGTGAATGCAAGATGTTTTTTTGACCAAACGAGTCGGTATTCCACCCAGAGATCGTACAAGGTAAAATACATCATCTGCCAACAAATCGCTTGTGCTATAAAACTGCGAAGTGTCACCAATCCATCCGTCCGTGTCCATTAAGCCTCTCAAAAGCCATACGCGGTTATCAACCGAATCTATTAAATATTCTAAAGGTATAAACTTGTTTGAACTGCGGCATCCCATTAATCCAAGCCGACGTAATTCTTGTATAAATGACCTATTGTTTTCCCCGTTTTTGGATAACTTGTAATCGTATTTGGTTGTTATTCTTTTTTTAAGCGTCCACCCTTTCGGCAAAAACGATCTTACGGTTTCGATTATTTGCTCATCGGCAATCGTAATGCTGCAATGGTTAGTTAGACACCCATCACCCAATAAAACCCCCATAATATACGGATGTATCCAATGGGTTCGCTGTTGCCCGTAAACAGGCTTTACCACAGGAATCTCAATATTTCTGCTTTTGCCTTCCTTGCCATACCGAATGGGCATATCAATCAACTCTTTTGTTGATATGACTCTCCATGGCCGATTACGTTGGCGGTCGTTGTTGGTCCGCACAATATGCAGATGGTCGGCATCAACGGTATAACTTGATCCATCTGAAAAACAAATAGTGTAAACTGGCTGTTCTCCTCTATGATATATGCCGCTTAGTTGGTATGGTTGACCGTCCGACCCTATAACCATTTGCCCTATTGACAATTCAGTATTGGGTACAAAGCCGGAAGGGGTCAGTATTTTACTTCCCTCTGGCTGACCTTTCCCCAATCCGCAATCGGCAAAGATCGCGCACCGGCCCTTCCTGATAGCCCAATCTACTAAGTATTTTTGGAAGTCAAAAAGATAAGCCGGTATCTCGACGGGTTCAAACCCGTCAAATCGGCC